ATTTGGAATCTGCTCAAGCACAAGTTTGCAGGTTAGTCATGGAACAGCTGCTGCTCGCTGCAATAATTGCATGTTCGACAGGCCAAGCAACGTGCAATGCGTTTGAGACTGATGCATATACCCATGTGCAGGTTTGCGACGTTACGCCAAACCAATCTGGCAAACGAGAAGTTTTAGTTAATCTTGATGGCGAACCGCACCTACTTGTTCTAAAAGGACAATGCTCAGATGCGTAAAATTAACACGATTGTAGTCCATTGCAGCTACACGCCTGCGTCTATGGACATTGGTGCAGAAACAATTAGGGACTGGCATGTGAACGACAACGGCTGGGATGACATTGGTTATCATTACGTTATTACGCGCGACGGCAAGATAGAGGCAGGCCGGCCGGTCGAGGTGCCCGGTGCTCACGTGCGAGGACACAACGCAGACAGCATCGGGATCTGCTTGATTGGTGGCATGACTGAGGATAAGCAACGCGCTGACTCAAATTTTAGTCACTGGCAGTGGGACGCACTAAGCGAGCTGCTTAACAAGCTCGAAGTAAGTTACGGCAAGCTCGACGTTGTGGGCCACAGGGATCTGGACGCAAGCAAAGACTGCCCTTGTTTTGACGTGCAAGCGTGGCTGGCAAACACATGATAAAAGAATTACTAGGCGCTGGCCTTGGCACGGCCGTTGATAACGTGCTGGGCCGCTTTTTTGAGGACAAGGATCAAGCGGCCAAGGCGGCACAAGAGCTGCGCATCGCCATGCTTGAGCATGAGCAGACAGCTAACCAGCTGGCGCGTGATGTGGTGGTGGCGGAAGCAAAAAGCGAGCACTGGGTAACCAGTGCCTGGCGCCCGGTGGTAATGCTAATGTTTGCGGTAATGATCGGCAACAACTACATTATTGCCCCTTACCTAGACGCAATCCTTGGTACTAGTGTAATGTTCGACATGCCCGAGCAGGCATGGAGCCTTCTTAGCGTGGGCCTCGGCGGTTATGTGTTGGGGCGCTCGGGAGAAAAAATAGCAGGAGAACTGCGCAAAAAAGGCTAAAAATGAGCACTTTAGGCACTAAAGGCTTAACCAACGCACAAATTCTTGCTGCTATTGAGCAAACCGGCACTCAGGATGGGGCCGCAGCCTTGCTTGGTATTAACACTCGCACATTGCAGCGCCGCCTTGAGCGCATGCGAGAAGGCAAGACGCACGAGCAAAAATTTGAGACCCAGCAGTTTAACGAGCGCGACGACGAGATGTTTCGTGGCCGCTCAGTGCTGTGGAATCCCGAGACAGGCGAGACAAAGCTTGAGTGGTACAAGACTGACCGCGACAAGCAAGCGCAGTATGAGGCGATGCAGAACGCAATCGCTGCATTAAAAGAAGATATACCTGCTGCACCTCGTATCCGCCAGAAGATCAAACCCCGAAACGATTTACTTAACTTGTTTGTGCTGACCGACGCGCACATTGGCATGCTTGCCTGGGGCGAGGAAGCGGGCGAGGACTGGGACACTAGCCTTGCTGAAGATTTAATTATGAAGTTCTTCGCTGCTGCGATTGAGCAGGCACCTATCGCCCAGCGTGCAGTGTTTGCACAAATGGGAGACTTCCTGCATTTCGACGGCATCGAGAGTGTGACGCCTACCAGCAAGCATCAGCTAGATACCGACACCCGCTTTCCTAAGTTAGTTCGCACGGGCATACGCATAACACGGCAAATAATCGAGATGCTGCTTGAGCGCTATGAGACTGTGGACGTGATCATGGCTGAGGGCAACCACGATGAAGTATCTGAGATCTGGCTGCGCGAATCCTTTGCCGACCGCTACAGGGACAATCCGAGACTGCGCATAGACCAGTCACCCGCACCGTTTTACGTAATCGAACATGGCAAGACGAGCCTGTTCTTTCACCATGGCCACCTGAAAAAGATTGACCAGCTTGACCGGGCACTGGCTGCAGAGTTTCGTGAGATCTTTGGCCGCACCAAATATAGCTATGCACATATTGGTCATTTGCACCACTATGCCGCTAAAGAAAGCGAGCTTATGACCGTGGAGCAGCATGGAACTTTGTCAGCCAGGGATTCGTATGCCAGCCGGCACGGATTCAAATCAGCACGCCAAGGACAGGTGATTACTTACCACGCCGAGCATGGGTACGTCGGACGCCAAGTGCTGACGCCCGAGATGTGCTAAGAATGCTTCAGTCGTTGTAGACCATGCTGGCGGGCAGCCGCAGCGCTGACACTGGCGGGGTGCCCTGAGACAACCGCACCTTGATGCCTGTCTCTGCATTCTCTGCGATCAGCTTGCGCACAACAGCCAGGCTAACATTGCGATCCCGCAGCTCCTGCTTAAACCGGGTGCTGTGAATGTACAGATCCTCGCCGTCGCGCCGGGCCACCGGGTCATCCACAAAGCCCATGCGCCCATTGGTGCACACGCACACATGATCGGATTCTGAAGTAAGCCACTCGCGCAGGACATCGAGGAACTGCTGTTCCGGCGTCTGGGTTTGCTCGCCTTGCGATTGCAGCGTCGGCACCACGGACTCAATAACTTTCCATGGGCTAAACGGGATCAAGCCCAGCTTCTTGGCGATCATGCCGCCGGCCAGTGCTGCAGCCAGTGCCCAAATACCGAAGCGCTGCGCGTCCTGTCCCTCAAACGCATCCTTAACTTGTTCGACCGCGCGCTGGGCCAAATCCCGGCAAGTGTCGCGATTCTGAATCAGGTACTGCATGTACACTTCGCCCGCAACGCCGAAGTTTTGCCCGGTTGCCTTGTACAGCTCAGTGGCCTGCTGGGCAGGGACGGCCTGCTCGATGATCAGCTCGATAGCGCGGTTGCGCTGCGCTTCTGTCAAGTGCGACTGGCTCGCCTCCATGATGGGGCTGTTGGTTGTCAGGAACGCCACGAGCCGCCAGCTGCCGCCGTTGCTCCATGATCTGTTGCGCTGCAGCGTGTCCTTGCCGCGCCCGTTTGCGATCTTGTACAGCAGATCACCGATAGCCTTGTCGCTCATGCTGGTGATTTCGTCCATCAGGTACGGCACTGAATGCAGGGTGCCCAGGTGCACATCCGTCGAGTTGCGGGTCGCATCCGCAGACTGGAACAGCTGGTCGGGGTTGCCGTAGATAGACAGTGCTGCCCTGGCAGCGAGCGTCTTGCCCTTGCCCGATGCGCCGGCCAGCGAGATAGCCGCACCCGAAACGTCCATCAGATCCAGCAGCGGTGAGCCAAAACCAGCAAGTATGCAGAACTGGTGCTTCTCCAGCCCTTCTACATCCAGCAGCTTGATGCCAGCTTTCCACTTGTCCAGATCACCTTGCGGCGTTAGCTGCGAGAGCGGGCTGTTGCGCTCAATCGTGGCGTCGGACACCCCCTGCGAGGTGACCTTTTTCGTGCCCAGCACAAACTCGCCGTTGTCCGCATGCCAGCCCAGGCGATCGTAGTACTCGGTGACCCGGCGCTCTTGCAGCAGTTTGTTTGTAAGCTCGCTAATGTACATCTGCCATGCCTTCCCGTTGGGTAGTAGACTCGCAAGCCCTTGCGATCCGGCCCACTCCATCATTTTCGTGTTACTGCCGAGCAAGGACAGCGGCATCATCGTCGTGCGCCAACGGTTGTCCGGGCGCAGCCACTTCAGCATCACCTTTGCATCGTCAGCGTCTGTTTCTGTCTCGCCTCGGCGGGTGCGGAACGTCTCACCATAGACGGGGGTCATAGCGGCCCACACTTTCTCGATGCCGCCCTCGTCATTCTCCATGGCCTTATAAACGCCCTTGGCGGTGATGTGCCAATCGTTCACGCGGTTATCCCGCTGCACCTCTTCCTGCTCGTCGCCTTCTGGCACGGGCGCTGGTGCTGGGATGGCAATGGGGCTGGTCACCGCTCCGGCAAACGGACACCCGGCACACGCCTCCGGGTTAACTGCCGAGAAATGCTCGCAGGTTGCTGGCCCTACCGTAGATTCAGCCTTGCGCTGTGTTTCATCTGCATCGTAGCGCTCGTCGCCCTTGCTGATCTTATGGATCAGCTCATCGCCACCCTCGCAACGGTAGACAACTGACAAAACGGCACGCCAGTACGGCTCGGCGATGCCTGCCGATTGCACCTTTGCCGCTTCGCGCACCTGTTTGCAGCCCCGGAGCACGTTTTCTACGTACGCGGGCGGGAAATCCTGCGCGTCCACGCTCCACTCATCGGGCTCACGCTTTGGCTTAGCGTCACGGATGGGCCCAACTGACGGCAGCGCCTGCTGAAACTCCTGCAAGGTGTACCGGCCCTCGCGCTTTTTAAGCACCTTGACCGGACGTGGCTGCTCGGGGTCTTTGCAGTTAAAAGTGCCAGGCACGCGCAAAATCCGTGCTACATCGGCGGTGATCGCGTGGTCAGCATGCAGCTGCTTTACAATACAGGCGCGCTTCAGGTGCTCGGCTACTGGTTTCCAATCCTCTACAGGTGCCGGCTCATCCAGCAGCCAGTAAACATGCAGCCCGTTGCCACTGTCCACCAGCATCGAAAACGGCGGCAGCGGTGCCGAGGCCAGCGCTTTCAGCGCGTCCTGCTTAGTGGCATAGCCCTTGCCATCGCCGCAGTCCAGATCCAGCCAGAATGCACGCAACTCTTTCGCATTATCTTGAGTGCGCTGCTCGCTGTGGAACTCCGCCATCGACCAGTACAGATCGCCGTAGTTTCCTTCTTGTGCAAATTGTACAGCGGCCCTGTACGCTTCCTCTCTATTGTCAAACCAGTAATGCTTTACACGTCCATCCGAAATGGATACTATCGCAGTTAGCTTATCTTTCATGGTGTGGCTCTCTGAACCCCGGCAAGTCCCCCGCCGGGGTTTTTTTATTTCAGGATTTCCTGCACTAGCGCGTCCTGCTTGTTTCTGGACTTGGCTGGCAGCTTCTCATCCGCATGTGCTTTATCTATAGCATTGGCAACCATCTTAATCCGCATGATTGTACCGACACAAGGCGAGCTTTTGCCGGATGACCAATTCACGACCGTCTGCCGGGACACGCCCATCAGTGCGGCGATGCTTTTGTCGTTAAGATTCGAGCTTTCGCTGCAACTCTCATAGAACTCATCCCAAGCTTTTGCGGCGAGGCGCGTAAACTTCTCGTTGTTTTCCTGAATCGTCTGCATAATTACCTCCAGCGGGGAGCAACGCCCCCCGCGCTAATTGTAAGTCCTATTTCAACATCGCAAGGATGTCGTCCAGCGACTCGTCATCATCCGAAGACTCCTCAGCCTCTGGCTCAGCGGCTGGCTCCGGTTCCGGCTCAGGTTCGGGAGCTGGCTCCGGTGCGGGCTCCGGCTCGGGCGTCGGCTCAGGCTCAGGCTCAGGCTCAGGCTCAGGCTCAGGCTCAGGCTCCGGTGCGGGCTCCGCTTTCTTGGTGGACTTCGGCGGTGCCACTGGTGCCTCAGTAATCGGGCCTTCCTCTTCCTTGTGATCAAGCGCCTGGTTGAACTCCTCGCTCTCCCGGGTCTGCATGATGGTGTCGTACTCTTCCTTGTTCACCACACGCCGGAAGCTGAACTGCAATCGTGGATACTCGTCATCCGTAAACCCGAGCGTCGTCACTACCTGGTGCGGCTCGAACTGGTTGCGAGCAAGCGCCTGCACGTACTCACGCATCTGCAGCTCAGGGCCAGTCTCGCCCTTTTTCTTGCGCAGCGACGTGGCACTCACATCCAGAGTGACCGGCGAATAGATGCCTTTTTCGGGAATGAACAGCAGCACTCGCTTGTAATCATCGCAAGCCTTGCGCATGCCAGTCGCCGTGCGCTCCCACTGATTGCGGGGGCAGGTGGCGCAAGCATCCGACTGCTTTTCCATTACATTTTCATCAGGCACAAGTCCATCGGCACTCGCACACGTTGGTGCCTTGACCTCACCAGACTGGTAGCTGCCCGCATAAAACCGGCGGCTGGTGTTGTTCCTTGCACCGACTAGAATCACGTCGAGCACACTGGTCTTAAGGCTGACCTCCTGGCCATCGCGCCGCAGCCGAAACACCTTACCCCGGACAGACAGCACTGGCATATCCAGCGAACCACTGCCACCAAGGCCACCCATAAACTCTGCCATCGCTGAGCTGCTGCCTTTTACAGTCGGCAGGAAGTCAGGCCGCTCGTTAATTACTAAATCGTTACTCATGATGTCGCTCCTACTTGCGTCGTACTTGAATCGTTTTGATTTGCGAAGTCCGAAGACCCGGCACATCACCACGCTCCTGCGCGGTTGTTTTGTTTACGCGCCGATCCAGAAGATCAAACGCATCGTTATTTTTTACATACTCCACTACACTATCCCAATCCTCTACCGTTATGCTTGTGTTTACCTTGGTGAACACCGTGCCAGTGTCACCGCCCATCTTCTCTACACCCATTTCGTTCAGCCGCTCCTGCAAAATGCCTTCAAGCTTCATTAGCCCAGCATCAATCGGCTCCAGCTCCTCCTTGTGCCGCGCTTGGATCTCTTTCTTGCGATCCCGCAGCTGGATGTAGTAGCTGATCAAAGTGTTCGTATCTGCCATCGTCGTCCCCTCTTACATTACGGCGAGTGCATCAAGCACTGCCTGCTGAAGCTTCACTCTCTTGTCAGTTCGTGCAAAGAGAGCTTGTACAAAAGAATGGCCGACGAGGTGAATAATGTCAACAGGGTTTGACTGACCCTTGCGGTACACCCGGGCGTTGGCCTGCTGATACTGCTCGGCACTGGTAGGCGGAAGCGCCCACAGCACACAGTTTGAGCCGGTTAGCGTCAGGCCATGGCTCATCGTTGCAGCGACTGCCACCACTGCTTTCAAGTCGCCTTGGTTAATAGCCCGGTAAATCTCAGCGCGCTCCTCTCTGGGGGTGTCACCCATCACGACAGGACAATTCAAATGCTCGCTTACTGCTCGAGCAGCAGCACGGAACGGCACGAAGATCAGCACCGGCTTGTGCCTCTCCTCCAGTATTTCCTCAATTGCTTCAAACCATGTTTTAGCATCGAGGCTGAAACTAATATGCTCGTCGGTCTTAGGGTCAACCATGCGCACATGGCCGGTGAGAATCTGCAGCATCTTGCTCGCCGCCACAGCAGCATTGGCTGCGGTGATCGTGCCCTCGTCCGTATCGGCAGCAGCCTCCTCTTTCATCTGCTTGATCGCCTTCGACTGCGCCTTGGTCAGCGCGTATCGACGCTCCAATGTCTGCAGTGTTGGAAGATCCAGCGCCTCGTCCCGGCTGGTGCGGGTGCCAGGCTGCAGCCACTTGGTCAGCGTCTCCTGCGCATCTTTCTTCGGCACCCAGGTAAACTCACTGACCCTCACCTCGGTCATGTCCTGCCACAGCCGCTTGGTCATCCGTGCGGCCTTGGGGTTGATCATCTTGATCGGGAAGTACGCATCCACTGGCCCCTGCGGTGCCGGCGTGCCTGACATAAACACCGTCCACGGCTTGGTGCGATCCAGCAACGCCTTGAGCGCCTTGCTGCGCTGTGCCGAGGGCGACTTGAACGCCGTAAACTCATCCACAATCACCGCATCCACGTCCACAATGTCAGAGATCGACCCGAGACTTTCCGGGTTAATCAACAGCACCTCGTTGCGTGGGTCTTGCACCATCTGCAAGCGGCGCTCGCGTGAGCGCTTGGTCAGATCAGCACACCGCCACTGCGTTGTTAGGAACAGCTCGTCCCACCACACACCATGCACGATGGAGAGCGGAGCAATGATCAGACAGCGCTTCACGTTGCCAGCCCGGCGCATGGCATCCAGCCCCCACAAGGCAGCCAGAGTCTTGCCCGTGCCCGGGTCATCAAGAACAAAGCTGCGCTCGTGCGCCAGCATACTGGCCACGGTTTTGCGCTGGTGCTTCATCGGCTCGTACTGACCCAGCCACTGCCACGTCGAGCTCTCAGTAGGGCAGGGCGCGCGCATGCCGAGCTCAAGCAGAGCCCGGTACGTTTTGATTGTCGCCTGACACGCGTAGCCTATTGTCTCGCCGTCGCGCACTGCAGGTGTTGCAGATATTGCGCTTATTACAGAGTCAGGCAGCTGCCCTGGCCACACGTAATGGCCCTTGTGAATTTTCCAAGTTGTCATTTTCTACGCTTGCTTGCCTCGATGGCGCGGCCCTGCCGTTCGGCTTTTACTTTAGCGTCCGAGCCCGTGTAGCACACACCGGAGTCGCCCCACTTAAATCCGCTCTTGCCTCTGCTAGTGCACCTTTTGACTGGCATGATCTATAACTCCTGTTTCTTCTATTTCGGCGCTCATCTCTAGCGCATCCAACCACCGCCAAAGCAGTCCCAAGTTCGTCTCATCAATCACTAGTGCTACCGCACCCGCTTCCTCGCACTCAATCAGCTGGCGCTCCTGTGCAGCAGAGGGCTGGTTGCCGTTGTACTTCACCTCGATGGCCAGCGGCGTGCCCTTGAACCAGCCGATGATGTCCGGCACCCCTGGCGTGCTGTAGCCTCGCTGGTGCGGCATGGTGTACCAAGCACCGCGTTTGCGCAGCTCCTTGGTGATCTTCGTCTTTACCGCTGCCTCATTTCTCATCGGACAGCACGTCGATCAACCGATCCAAATACCAGCGGGCTTTCTTAATGTCCTCGATGCCATTCTTGTGGCGCTCCCGCCAGATGTACTTGATCGCGTTGCCCTTGTAGTAGCCCCGCAGCTCCTCAGTGTTCAGCGCTTCCTCGATGGCCTCAATGCACTCGATCTTGCCTGCCGTGTAATGGCTTGGGTGATCCACGTTGCAGCCAGCACGGTCAGCGTGCTCCTTCCAGTTCTCATCTTCGTAATCCCCCATCGGGTTGCCCGGCTGGTAGCTCATGCGCAGGGCCAGATCCTCCGGGTCAGGCAGATCATATTCTCCGTACTGAATCTCCAAATGGTGCTTACCCATCATCTTTCTCCCGTTCAAACTTGGTGGGGTTTTCGTTGTACCTGCACGCATAGTAATCGCAGAAGCGGCACAACCAGCCAGGCTGCGGCAGGTGCTCGGTGTCCGCTTCGACCTGCTCAATCAGCGAAAAGATATTGTCCTCGGCCTGCTGCGGATCTCGATCTAGGGCAACGTTGCGCCGCTGATCGACGTACACAAACCGGAAGTGGACAGGCGTAGGCGACCCCAGCGCTTTTGCGAATGCCGTGTACGCATCTGCCTGTATCTTTTTCGGGCGAACCTTTCCGGTTTTCCAGTCAAGAATGACCGTTCCTGATACGCTTTGGGCAACCACATCCATAACACCTCGGAGCTTGACCTCCGGTGCACGAAAGTCGCATGGCACTCCCGGTGCGGCAAGCCCAACCTTGCTCTCAGTGTCTGCGCCCATCCGATGGAGCGCCGGGATAAGCCCTTCCGGAGTCCACACTGTATCAGGGGCAACCCCAGAGTTGACGGCGTTTTCCAATGTTTCATGTATCTCAGTCCCCCGTTTTGCAGCCGGGTGCTCGACGTACGGCACCACCTTGTCTACATACTTTGCTTTCCAGAGCCTCGGGCAATTCGTCCAAGCCTCCAGGCTCGATGCTGAGTGCCGCATCAGAACATATCCGAGAAATATTCGTGCGTGGCCATGCTCACGGCTTCACGCTTGCGATCCTCGCTCGCCTCAAAGTCCAGCAACGCATCAAACCCAGCCTCCCTGGCACCCATCACATCATGCGGATCGACCGCACATTCCTCCATCGCACGAATGGCGATCTCACACATCAGTTCCAAGTCATCCATCATCGCTCTCCTAACCAGCGAAAAACACGGCCCAAACCAACAGGCCCACAATGCAGGTCAGGATTACCGCCCCAACACCTGCAACCATCCACAACCCGTACGTCAGAATGCTAGTCACTTCGCTTCTCCGTAGCTACTGGCAATATCACCCTCGGCCGCAAGCGGCAGATCAGCGCACCAACTTGGCGGCGTCTCCATCACCTGCTGCATGTGCGACAGGCACCGCTCGGCGTCATCCTCCGGCACACTGCACACAATCTCATCGTGCACGACCAGCACAACTGGCCAATGCTCTGCGATGCGGTTGCCATGCTCCACCAACGTAATGTCACGGGCCGTAGCCTGCACCGCGTTCTCACAAAATAGACCATGCCAGTACCGGCTGCGCGTGTCCACACCCTTTGGCGCGAACGGCTGCGGGCGCTGGAATGTCTGCCCGTCCATGTCGGGGTACACCATGCGCCGGCCGCTCGGTAGCACCTGCTCAGCGGTACGCTCGATACTTTTGAGCGCTTGCCAGTAACGCACCACGGCTGGCTTGCTCTGCCGGTACGCCTGCACCACTCGCTCGGCTTCAGCCTCGTCCATGGGCACGCCCATCTGCTCGCAGTAAGTAAGGAACCCCTGCGGCCCAGCACCAAAGCCCAGCCCCAGCACAGCGCTCTTGGCCACCTGCCGTTGCGGCTTCGTCACGGCGTCCTCATCGGCCAGCCCGTACAGATCAACAGCGAACGCTTTATATGGGTCAGCGCCACGCCGGAACACCTCGAGTGTCTGCTCGTCACCCGCCAGCCAGGCCAGCACGCGCACCTCAATCTGCGAGGCATCGCACACCACCAACTTGCGCCCAGGCGGCGCGACCAGCGCCTGACGATGCGGCCCACCCCGAGGCATGTTCTGCGGGTTCAGCCCCCCGCTGCCACCACTGCGACCAGTGTGCGCCCGGTAATAGTCTACGCTCATTGGCAGCGCCCGCGCCCCGTCACCACTGCTCACCAGCATGCGCCTTGCCCGGGTGCGGTTGATATTCGACCCGGCGTCACGGCGTAGCTCAGCAGCGCGTCGCACTCGTGGGTCATCATGCGCCAGCAACTCACGCATCCACGGGTCAGTCTTGGACAGCGCCAACTTGCGCCGGCCTGTCTTGGTCTCCTTGTACTGCAGGGGCACGCCCAGCTTCTCCAGCAGCGCGGCGAAGTTCTCGTCCTTCCTCAGCCACCGCGCCCGCTCGGCCTCGTCCTCAGTCTCATGGGCCACATCCTGCAGCACCTCGGCGTCCACCCGTAGCGACTCAAAGCCTGGCGTGCTCATCAAAACATGCATGGTGGACGACTGCCACTCGGGCCATGGCCACTGACCCAGCCATAACGCCACTAGCTTCTCGGTGATCTGCGCATCACGAACGGCGTACTCATCAAGCGCCGCGTCACCCGTGACAGCTTCAGCAGTGTCACCCTTGGCCAGCCCCACCCAGTCACCCAGCGCCTTCAGGCTCACGCCCACATCGTGCGGAAGCACCCCTTGGCTCGACATATAACGGGCAAGATGCAGCGTGTCGATCAGCTGCCGGGGTCGGGCTCGGAGTCTATCGCGCAGCACCGCATAACTATCAGGATAGAACCGCGCCCATACTGACAGGTCAAACGCCGCGTTGTGACAAACCACCGGGCCCAACCGTCCCTCAGCTGCCGCCTCGAGCATGCGCCCCAGCTTCTCACCCTGCAACCATGCCGACTGGTGCCCAAAGTTCCGGCGCATTAGCACAGCAGCCCCCAGGCACTCGGTGCGCGGGTCGTGCAGGTACTCTGGCACAGTCTGCGAGCGAAGCCCGTGCGGCTGCTCACCCTTCGGCGTCCTCGGCTGGTAGCTTGTCTCGAAGTCGATCACAATCATCGCTCGGCGTCCTCGCTCGGCTTCGTGGGTAGCGGCACCACGTTATTCGGCCTCGCGTTCTCAGCATTGCGCGCCCAGGCTGCATGCATCATGGCCTTTAAACGCTCGGCGTCATCTGCCGTTGTCATCCCGGCACGCATGCGCGCCAGAATCTCGTTAAATCGCTTTTGCTCGCTCATCGCTCCCCCCACATTTTCTGCGTTAGTTCCTCCCGCACCCGGCGCGGCTCACGCTCAACGCGCAGCCGGATCCGTTGCATGTCTATGCCCACCACATCAGCGATCCACCGGGCAGAAAGCGGCCGTATATCGTCAGACTGCAGCCAGCGCATAGCTTCGTGCTTCTGTTCCGGGCTGCCGTACGCGTTGCGATACTGCTGCAGGTTTTCGCGCTGCTTCCGGGTCGGTATGTAAGTCGCATCAAGTATCGCTTGAACGAGAACCTTAACGGCCAACGTATATTCCGGCACCTCGGCCCACGGGTTCGCGTGCTCGGTCACGTTACAAAAAATATCCTCATGGTCTGGTCGGTACATCAGTAGCCCCTTTTCATCCGCTCAGCATCGGCCACGCCCTGGGCATCGGAGCGGGTCAGGCCCTCGGCCTCGAGCTCTTGCACTCGGCGTTCGTAGTCTGACAGGTCGGCGGCGGTCTGTTTTGTGTTACTCATTGTTGCACTCTCCCTCGTAAGGCGGCCAGCCGTACTCGCCGCCAGTGTCGTGGTGCATTTGCACCATCTCGCAGTAACGCTGGCGCTCGGCTTCGGCGTCTTGTTTGTCCATAGTCCCGACAATTCCCAGCGCAACCAGAAAAGCAGCGCCTATCAATAAAAGATGCCAGCGTTTCATAATGTCACCTCAGTCAAAGTAGCGGGCGGCAATGCCACGCCCAAGCTCACGGCGAGCGGTACGGGTAATATGCTCCCGCGGCGTGATGCCGTCCGGGGTATCGTCCCGCCAATAATTCCACAGGGCGCGGGCCAGCGCGCTGCATGCCGCGTGCCGATACTCTGTTGCGCCCATCTGTCCCGGCGTGTAATCGAGCGTCCCGTCGTCTAGCATATCGAGCCGGTTCGTCTGGCGGATCGCTTGCAAAAGATCATCGGCGGTCAAACTGTCCCGCCACGCCAGGGCATTGGTAAGCGCCTTGAAATCTGCCTTAGGCTTTGCACAATGCTGGCTATAGTCTCGCTGGTACAAGGCGCGGTCACCGTAGTCCGCGAAGTTTAGGCCCGGGCGCTGATTTACGAACCGGGTCAGCGCGTAAATGACGTCTTGCTTTTTCATGGTCTGTCTCCTTATGTTTTACGTTCCAAGCATATAGCTTGTGGCAGCACCCCCAGCGAACCAGAGGCACTGCGGCAAGCCTTACTGCTGAACCCGTGACATATTCACCGGCATGATGATCGCCATGCGGTCACCATCTAGCTGCAACAGCACGCCTTTATCTGGACCCTCCTGGCCAAACCGGGCACCCTCACCATCGCAAAAGCGCAGCGCGTCTTGCAGATAGCGGCGGTTCACATGCACCAAATCATCCATCACATGCAGCGTCTGGTATTCCACCGGCTTGCCCCGATCATGCGCGGCCACAATGTAACCGAGCCCATGCGCCAAGGAATGGAAGCGCGCCGGCGTCACTGAATTAATAACCCGATGCACGTCAGGGAAACGGCCATGGTCCTCTACTGGCACGCCGCTGGTATCATAAAGCCCGTCGGTGTAATAGTAAGGCATTGGTGCTATATGCAGCCGGTGCCCATCGGTGGCATAACCAATGCCGTCTTGCACACTTATGTTATGCAGGTAATAACGAACGTCTTTCGGATTCACGGCCAACGCCAGCCAGTCAAAAACTGAGCTCACCTTGCGCCGGGTAGGCTTAGGCGCGAACGTGCCATATAAAGCGGCCAGCGCGTCCACCTGGGCGGCATCCTGCAGGTCTGCAGCGGCAACCATAGTTTGAAACGCATCCCAGCGCTCAGCCGGTTTAACCTTGCCCAAAGCTGCAGCTCGGTTTGCTATCGTAGAAATGTTTTGCATTGTCATAGCGTCAATCTCCAGGGTATGAGCCGCGCTTATGCCGCGGCCGTGATGACTTCGGCATGCGTCCAGATACGGCCGCAACCATTATCATTTACGCGGTAACCACGCTGACAGTTTGCAAAGCTACCATTGGCATCAGGTAGCGCGATAAGGCCCATGATGTGGATCCCCTTAGCAGCAAGCGCGGATCGTGTAAAAGCGGAAAAGTCTTTCATGGTGTCAATCTCCGTTGCGTTTGTGTAAGTCTCGGGTGAATCGTAAAGGCGCGTTTGTAGGATGTCAACCCCATTAGCGAAAAAAGATTGTAAAGGCGGCACGACGCGGGCTTCGGGGTATCGTCAACGCCGTGCGACAGTTCCAGGAAATACTGACAAGGCGCATTGGCATGACAAACACGCTATACGCAAATCGTTACCATTGTTACTTTTACAAAAACCGGCCGTTACCATGTAAGTGATTGATTATGCTGGAAAGTTCCGGCCGTTACCATTGTTACCGTTAAAACTAGGGGTGAAATATATATCTGCAGGATGCGGGCAAACTGTAAAACCCCGTTACTGGCTAAATCCTATAAAAGGGTTAGTTTATATAGTAACAATAGTAACATTAGTAACAAATCAATAAAATCAATAACTTATGCGGTAACAGACCGTTACCGATGTTACTGTGCCGGCTGTAACCCCTTGATTTTGCGGGCATTGTAAAACCCCTTTACTAAGTAAAACGCAATTTACTTTGGCACTTTTGCATCGCTGCAGCGTGTAACGTGTCCAGCAGTGTATACATTCACGGGGTACCCCCTTGCTCCAGGGACAGCGCAACAGGGGGGCGGGGGCCAAAAATCGCGCGGGTGCGGTCGGCCTTAGCCTACCAGCCACACAACTCAGGCCAATTTTTTACTTTATATGTAAAGTAGCTTTGTCACTGCATTTGCTTTACGGTTCGGCGTCCTCGTGGTATATAGCGTCCATGGATTTAAAAAAGCACAACCCGCCAGAGCCTGTGCCGGCCCAGCCTAGTAATTGGCTGCAGGAGCTGGCATACGATATTGCGCTTGAGTACCACCCGCCTGATGAGCTGCGGGACAAGTACGATCTGTCGCAGGATGACTACGAGCGCGTGTGTAACTCGGTGCCAGTAAAGCGAGCTGTTGCTTCGTACAAGCGCATGATCGACGAGGAGACTACGCAGGCCCGGCTGAAAACCAAGCGCCTTGCTTCTACGTTAATCGAGGAGGTTGGTGCTATTGCACTGGATCGCACGCTTGACCCGGCGGTTCGGCTTCGTGCCATTGAGGATGTGTGCAAGTATGCAGAGCTTGAGAAGCCCTCGAAGCAAGAAGATGCCAACGCAAACACCGCACCGTTTATGATTAACATTCAGGTCAACGCATGAGCGATGAGCCAGAAAACGGCATAAACTTTAAGCCCTCACCGATTGCTGAGGAGATGATGGCCTCGAATGCAGTGGTGCGTGGGCTAATGGGGCCACTGGGCTCGGGTAAGTCGGTCGCGTGCGCTATGGAGCTGGTGCGCCGGGCTTGCTTGCAGGAGCCTGACAAAAAAGGTGTACGCAAAACCCGCTTTGCTGTCATCCGTAACACTGTGCGGATGTTGAAAGACACGACGATTAAGACGGTACACGACTGGTTGCCGCCTGGGCTAGCTGGCCGCTGGTACGCTACCACTAACACTTTTATGCTCCAGTTCCCGCTGGCCGACGGTACGCGGGTCGAGAGTGAGTGGATGTTTCGGCCGCTGGAGTCTTCCGAGGACGTGCGCAACCTTTTGTCGCTCGAGCTCACCGGTGCATGGGTCAACGAGTATCGTGAGGTCAACCCGGACATTTTTATTAACCTGCTGGGTCGTATCGGCCGTTATCCGAAGCAGGGTGACGCGCCGCCAACGTGGGTGGGGGTGATCATGGACACTAACCCGCCGGCGGTCAGTACCTTCTGGCACAAGTTGTTCGAGTCTGACGAGCACGACGCCAACCTGCAGGAGTACGCCAAGAAGTTTGGGCGTGAGGTCAAGCAGTTGTTTCGCCAGCCCTCGGGTATGTCAGATAATGCGGAGAACAAAGAGCACCTGCCTGATGGTTATTACGAGCTGCTACTGGCGTCAGGGCGGGACGAGGACTGGTTGAACGTGCACGTGCATGGTGAGTACGGCACCCGTCGAGATGGCCTGCCGGTGTTTCCGCAGTTTAACGTGCGAGTGCATAAAGCCGAGGCGCCGCTTGAGCCGAGCGCACACCACCCTCTGTCAATTGGGCTGGACTTTGGTCTGACGCCGGCGGCGGTGATGTTCCAGCAGAATGCCGTTGGGCAGTGGCTCATATTGTCTGAGCTGGTAAGCCAGAACATGGGCATCGAAGAGTTCGCTGCTAAGTTAAAGCAGTACCTGCGCACGCGGTTTCCTGAGTGCAACAGTTACGATATGTGGTGTGACCCGGCGGGTAACCAGCGCAACCAGGTTAGCGCGACAACGCCGTTTGAGATTTTGCGTAAAGAGGGCTTTACGCCCCGAGCAGGGCCGAGTGATTTGGATACAAGACTGGGTGCGGTTCGGCGTCCTCTCAATCGTATGATCGAGGGAAGGCCAGGCATGCTGATCAATCACGAGTGCACGACGTTGCTCGAGGGCTTTATGGGCGGGTACAAGTACACAACCCATGACAAGAGTGGCGAGCCTCGCGATGTGCCGGATAAAACATTTGAGTCGCACGTACATGACGCCTTACAACATGGGCTAGTGGTGTACGAGGGGCCGCAGCTGGCCGGCAAAGCAGGCCGGCGGTGGGGCAGTAAGCAGCACGCTAAGCCGATCAAGCCTAAAGGGTGGAGCCCGTGGACAGCAGCATGACGTATGCACCAAGCACCGACTTGCAAACTGACTGGGCGGTTGCTGAGCCTTACCTTGTCGAGGCGCTAGAACAATCTGTAGGCGACCAAAATATATTTGACGTGATGGCTGCGCTGGAGCGGGGCACTGCTTTTTTGTGGGTTGGTGAGGAGGCAGTAGCGGTTACTTTGATCCAAGGCGACACTTATACTTTGTGGCTGGCGGGGGGTGATCTTGGAGAGATTGCTCAGATGTGGCCTAGCGCAGAAAAGCACGCTCGTGGACTTGGTTCAACAAAAGTTGTAGTGTTTGGTCGCAAAGGTTGGGCAAGAACATTTTTACGCCCGCATGGTTTTGAACAAAACTACGTAATTTTGGAGAAACAGTTATGGGATTCGTAGCACCAGTAGTCGGGGCACTTGCTGGCGGAGCTGCCGCTGGGTCAACCGGAGCATTAGTTGGCGCAACGCTTGGTTCTGCGTACATGGCCTCGGAGCAGCGAAGCGACGCTAGAAAGGCACAGCAGCAAGCACAGCAGCAAGCACAGCAAAGAATACAGCAGCAAGAACAACGAGCCCAAACTCGAATTGCAGAAGAACGACGCAGAGAAGAAGCCGCTGCCGAACGTGCGCAAGAAGCGCAGCGTAGGCAATTAGCAGCCGAACAGCAACGAACACAAGAGCGGGAAGCACGAGAACAAAGCGAAGCTCAGACTCGTCGGCGCCGTTTGCGTAGTGAACTTGCGCCATCGCCGTCATTGTTTTCGGTGCTTGGAACTAGCCAGAGCGAAGGCGCTCGCAGCACACTGGGGTAAATTATGGATGCGCGTGAAGCTACTTCTCGAGTAGAAGGCATGTTTAGCCGTCGCACGGAGTATGAAGCTCTGTGGGAGACGGCGTACAAGTACATTGCGCCAGAGCGCGCACTCATTTACACCCGTGACAAACGCACGCCAAATGAAATTCAGGATGAGGTGTTTGATTCAACAGCGATTGATTCCGCTGAGCGTCTGACTAATTTAATTGTCTCTGGCCTTGTGCCCCCGTGGCAGCGCTGGTTCCGCGTCTCGCCAGGATCTGGTGTGCCTAGTATTGAGGATCGTGAAGCACTGCGCCCTGCTTTGCAGGTAATCGAGGACAATATGTTCTCGTTGCTTTCGCGCTCAAACTTCTATCAGGAAATGCAGCCAGCGATTTTGGATCGTATTGTTGGCGGCACCGGCGCGATTATGATGAAGCCTGACAAGGACAACGAGCGCTTGCGCTTTAAGTGTGTCCCGCTGGGCGAGCTGGCTATTGACGAAGATGACGGCGGCAACATTGTTAGTGTCGCGCGTAAGTTCAAACTCAGCATTAAACAGATGATCAAAGCCTATGGCAACAAAGTGCCTAAAGAGCTTCGTGATATTTCTGGCGAAAAGCAGGGCAAGCCTGACCAAGACATTGTCGCACTTAACGACGAAACGGCGTCAGGGCTATGGTATTACACTGTTATTCACAAAGGCACGGGCGCTAAGCTTGAGGAAAAGACAACGCAGAACCCTGTGTTTTTTGTATCACGTTGGAGCAAGGTGCCTGGCAGTGTGTATGGCCGTGGGCCGGGACTGCGTGCGCTGTCTGACGTTCGCGCGCTTAACAAGATCAAAGAGCTACAGCTAAAGAACGCGGCCAAGGCGGTCGCTGGTATCTACACTGTGGTCGATGATGGAGTGGTCAATCCGTACACGCTGACGTTTGAGCCTGGCACGTTTATGCCTGTTGGCAGTAACGACCGTCAGAACCCGACGATTGCTGAGCTGCCTGCTACGGGTAACTTTGATGTGTCGCTGTTTACGATTGAGGATTTGCGCAACAGCATCCTTGGTACGTTTATGGCCGATAATTACGGGCCGTTAGATCGCACGCCGATGACGGCCACGGAAGTGCAGGCACGCACACGCATCATTGCTCAGGACATGGGCGCGACGATTTCGCGCATGCAGCAGGAGATGTTGTTCCCAATCATTCGCGCTGTGTACAGTTTTATGGCTGAGCTTGATCTGGCTCCTGAGGAGCTGTCGCTTGATGACGAGGGCTTGCAGCTTGAGTTCGTCAGTCAGCTGGCGCAGGCGCAGCAGGCGGTGGACGAGCAGAACTTGCTTGAGTTTACGCAGACCGCGGTATCGTTTGGTCAGGTCGATCCCAAGGCGGGACTGATCATTGATGTGCACAAAGCACTTGGCAAGCTTGCTGAGATCAAGCACATTTCGCCGCAGGTGTTGCGCACGCAGCAGGAGATTGTTGAGCTGCAGCAGGAAGCTGCGCAGGTACAGGCTCAGGAGGAGCAGCAGATGGGAGCACCGAATGGGATGGAATGAACTAGAAGGCGAAAACGCCAAAGAAGAAAAACAGAGCCACCATGAAAAACAAGAGGAAAGCATTCGGGCGCTGCGCACGGCGTCCCGGCAGGCCGTTTCTGGTGACAAGCAAAAACCATTACGTGAATACCTTTTAACCAAAGCTCACGCTGTGAGCTATTCCCCGAATGCAGCACCGGGTGACGTGGCTTTCTCTGAGGGCCAGCGGTCGATGGCGCTGCAGATTCTTAAACTAGCAGGAGAAGTATGATGGATGATGAGGCACAAGTTCCCGAGGAGGGAGCCCCCGAGTCCACAGTGGCTGAGAATACGCAACCTGAAACTACGCAAGCGCCTAAAGAGCCGGAGACTTTGCTTGATGGCGTTGAGGCTGCAGAGCCTGAGCAGCAGGAAAATCTGGTTGATACGCCGGAGAACCCTGACGCCCGGCCTGAGTGGCTACCGGAGAAGTTTAAAACGCCTGAGGATCTGGTAAAAGCCTACAATGAAATGGGGGCTAAGATCCGCGAAAAAACTGAGCCGCCGGAAAGTTATGAAATTACAGTAGGCGATTCAGAGAATCCTGAAACTGTAGATTTGACGGAAAACGATGTCACTGCATTTAAGGAAGCTGGGCTTACTAATGAACAGGCGCAGAAAGTCACTGAGTATTTCTACAACAGCATAATGCCTGACATTGTAGAAGCTAAGACTGACATTGAGAAACAGCGGTTGGCGCAAGAATGGAATCTTGGTGCCGACAGCCATGAATTTTCTCAGCAGTTAGCTAAAGTAAAATCGTGGGCCAACCAAAACATGCCCGAAGCGGCGGTGAATGAACTTTCAAAAACTGCAAGCGGTGTTGCTACGTTGGCAAACTTAATGGAGCAGGGTGCGGCGTCGCATCGTGTGGTTGGCGATAATTCAAACCCGCGCATGAACAAGCAGCAGCTGAATGATTTGATGAACGATGATCGTTACTGGAGTGGTGACGAAGATTACCGTGAGTATGTGCGCCAGCAGTTTGCTCGTGCCTTTGACTAGAGGACTTAGTAATGCCTAAAACAGGATTGTACGCAAACATTCATGCTAAGCGGAAACGCATCGAAGCTGGATCTGGTGAGCGCATGCGTTCGCCTGGTTCTAAAGGTGCACCTACTGACAAAGCCTTTCGTGAATCTGCAAAAACTGCAAAGAAGAAATAGGTTTTGTTGACAAAAATAGGGGCTGGGCTTATGCTCGGCCCCTAGAGGATTAGATGGTTTACCCGCGTAGCGGCCCCTGAAAATCCTAACTGATGCTGAAGCTGGCCCCGTATTGGCTCACCCAGCGCAGGCTCAAGGTAAAAACTTTTATCTTTCTGTGTATGGAGAACTAAAATGTCTACAACTGTACCTGTCTCTTTTATTGAGCAGTACGAGGCCGAGGTCAAGCAGGTTTATCAGCGTGAAGGTTCGCTGCTGCGTGGCGCGGTTCGTACGCGTACCCAGGTTAACGCCGAGCG